AAAGTCTACAAAGGCGGGGCGTTTGAGTTTTCAAGAGGTTGCGGTAAGTCGTGTACTTTCTGCGTTGCCCCCCAGATTCGTAAGACTATGGCTGGGTGCGGTAAGTACCACCGGACTAAAGCCCCCCAGATAGCAATAGGCGAGATAGAACAAAAGGTCAATCAATACGGACTTAACATGATTTCGTTTGGGGATACGGACTTTTTACAAGGTGTTCCCAAGAGAGACATGATTAGGTTCCTCCAAATGTACGAAGAACGGATAGGGTTGCCGTTTACCATGCAGGCTTCGGTAGAGACCTTAACCGACCCTGTTATATTAGAAATGTTACATACGGCTCATTGCTGTGCCATATCGGTTGGAGTGGAGTCGGGAAGTGACAGAATACGAAAGAGCGTTATTAAGAAAGCCATCCCGATAGAAATCTTTAAGAAGGCTTTTGATTTGTGCCGTAGATACAATTTAAGGGTCACGGCTAACTACATGGTGGGGCTTCCTTACGAGACCGAGAAAGATGTATTAGATACGATAAAGCTCAATCGTCTTCTTAATCCCCCATCCATAGCGGTTACTTTCTTTACCCCTTTTATGGGAACAGAACTTTATGATGTATGTATCAAAGAGGATTTCTACCAACCCTTTCAGGAAAACGTCTACGAATATCCTCCACTTAGAATGCCCCAATTATCCCAAGAGCGTATTGTTGGACTGGTTAAAGAATTTTCTGATGACTTTAAATCCTACCAAAGGGACTTTAATGTTTGTTGAGCAGTTTTCCTCAAACGGGCATACGTTTATATTAAAATCCGACAGAGAACCCACGAAAGACCAACTATGGGAGTGGTGGTGCGGAATCTACCAATATTATGCCGACAATAGTTGATTATTTTAATACCTTTAAGAACGATATTTATGAATTTGCCAAGTTCTTCTTCCCGCATTTGCTTAATAGGGAATCAGCGGACTTCCAAAGGGCTATGTATAAGGCGTTAGGGGCAAGACAGCGCTCAACTTGTATAGAAGTTTTCCGTGGCGGGGGCAAATCTACAATATGCCTGATTATAAAACCCATCCATTTTGCTATATTCCACCCGATAGGTGATATTACTCTAATCTCCCAGTCCGAATCGTTCGTTATAAACGAAATAAACCGCAAAATAAAGCATGAGTTTGACCATAATGAGAAACTAAGGGCTTTTTTCGGGGATATGACTACCGACAAGTGGTCTGAAACCTATTTTGTTCTTAAAAACGGCGTGGCTTTTGAGGGTTTAGGTATAGGTGGTCAGTTGAGAGGTGGCAGGCGTGGTCTTATCGTCTTAGACGACTTAGAGAACGAGGAAACAGCTACATCAGAAGACCAGAGAGATAAGTTAAAACGGAGGATTGGTAAGGAAATAGCGCCAAAGCTGTTACCCGAAGGCGAGATGGTATATGTAGGCACGCCTGTCCACCAACTTTGCTATATACATCAGGTCTATCAAACCCCTAACAATGGCTGGGAGAAACTTATGTTCCCCGCCTATAAAGAAGGTAAACAGGAGGAAGGCAATGAGCAATGGAAAGAGATGTACCCGCACACATTCTTACAAGGCGAAAAAGCGAAGTGGGGGACAAACTACTTCTCGAGCGAATATCTCTGCAATCCGATTGTCGATGAAAACTGCCCCATCAAGCCCGAGCAAGTCAGGATTTGGACAGAGCTTCCGAAACAATACTCTTGTGTCATTTCTGTTGACCCCGCTTATTCGGATGATACATCGGCTGACTACAAGGTTACAACGGTAGTAGCAATAGACCAAGGACAAAACAGATACCTATTGGATTATATTCGTACCCATGATTCATTAGGTTCGTTTCAGGACGCAATTATAAATCTTTGGTTAAGACATAAGTCGTATTGCACGGGAGTGGGTATTCCCAATAGCGGTATAGAAAAAGCCTTCTTTGACTCATTTATGAAAAAGTGCGAGGAAAGAAAAGTTTATCCCCCGATAATAGAATTAAAGAATACTTTCACACGGGCGGGAACTACGGTATCGGTAAGGAACAAACGGGATAGGGTGGTAGCGGCGCTTCAACCCTTATTCCAAAACGGCAAGTATTACATAAGACCTGAACACTTAGAAGCAAGAGATGAATTATTAACAATAGGAAGTTCAAGACACGATGACTTGGTTGATTGCATGGCGTATGCCGAGCAAATCCTCCAACCCGTGTTTTATGACATGGTAGAGGCGGAGAACAGATATGAAGAAATCGAGGCAATAAATCGTGGAACGGCTGGATATGGACAAGACGACTAACGACCTTTATTCCGAAATAGCATCGGATATAGAAGAAGCTAAATCCAATACCGAGAACTGGAAAACTAAGCATGACAAGTTCTATCGGCTAAGGTTTAGAATAAAGAAATCCAAGACATTTCCTTTTACGGGGTGTTCTAATTTAAGACTGCCTACGATAGAAACTTATATTCGTAAGGCGAAGTCCGCCCTTGTGGGGATTTACTCAAATATCAAACCCCGTATGCAGGTTATTCCCCAGACCGACCAAGACCTAAACAAGGCAAATAAGATAGAGAAGTTCTTGGATTATCTTGCTGACTATAAGATGTATCTATTGGAAAAGCTTATTTTAGGTTGCGATAAGATGCTCGAAAAAGGTTTCTTTATTGTCAAGGTATGTTGGTCTATGAAAGACCGCACCTATCAGGAAGAACTTAATCTAAAAGATTTAACCCCCGAAGAAACTATGGGGTTGTTTGACAGAAGCATTTCCGATGAACAAGTAGTTCAGGCAATGGTTAAGAAGTTAAATATTGATATGTCCGAAACCGTAATGGAAGAAAATATGCTTTCATTACAACAGGCGGTAAAAGATGTAAGAAGCGGTAAAGACAATATTAAGGTTACTCTTAAAGACGAACTATATAACGCCCCAGAGGCTTATGTCTGCGACCCCTCGGACATCTATGTCCCTTCTGACGCAGGATGCGATATTCAAAACCTACGCTGGATATGCCACGAATACTACGAACCTATCGAGGTTATTAAACAAAGGGCGAGAGAGGGAATCTACGACCAGAACGCCGTAGATGAGATTTCGTCTCTTAAAGACATGAGCAGGTTTAATAACAACGAATCGAAAGACCAAGACGATGTCTTAGAGTCATCGAAGGATTTCAGGGAGGGGATAGACAGAATAAACAACCCATCTCATCTGGTAAAGATTTGGGAAGTATATAAATATTATAATCCCGAAGAAGGACAACCTGAACAGAAGTGGCAGTTTATATTAGCCCCTGAATTTCATACTGTTCTTAAAAAACAAGTTCATCCCTACGACCACCAGAAGTTTCCGTTTATAAGATTTTCAAGTGAAGTGGTAGATGACAGATGGTTCTCGCCCCGTGGCATCCCTGAACACTTAGAAGACCTTTCAAAGGAAATAGACGCACAACACAACCAGAAGATAGATAACCAGACCATTCGTAACGCACCTATGTTTAAGTTCAGGTCAGGAGTAGTTAACCCGAAATTGGTAAGGTTCATCCCTGCACAGGGAATTGCTGTGTCAGGCATGGCTCCATTGGATGACTCCATAAAACTAATGGACAACTCAAATGCTAACACCGAGTTCTCTTATGAGCGTGAAGAACAAATGCTCAAGATGGTCATACAGGAATATTTGGGTCAGGTTGACTACTCGCTTCAATCCATGGTTAATAAGAGACAGCCGAGAACTTTGGGCGAAGTCCAAATGCAGGCGCAGGGCGCTAATCAAGTATTTAGTTTAGATGCTTCTATGTGGACGATGGCTTTAAGTGAGATGTTCACCCAGATGCTTGAACTATGCCAGCAGTATATGCCTGAGAGAGTATTTGCGTTGGTTACGGGTCAGGACGACTTAGAACCTATTCATATGACCAGAGACGAAATACAGGGTAAATATAATATAGTTTGCCGTGGAAACGATACTAACACCAATCCGTATGTAAAAGCCCAGAAGTCGCAGATGAGGGTTCAGCTTATGATAAACCCCGTTATGCTACAAACAGGCGTTATCACTCCTCCGAATATTTATAATATAATGAAACGCTATCTGCAAGATGACGGAGAGATAGCTTGGAAGGAAATGATAACCATGCCCCAGCCTCCACAGGCTCCCCAGCCGCCTCCGGCTGCTACGTTAATCAAACCCGACTATAAAGACCTGACCGATAAAGAACAGGCGCAGGTTCTTCAAAGTGCGGGTGTCCAGCCAGACGAATACGGGCGCATGATGGAACGTAATGAAATGATGCGTGAGGATGCTATGGACGAGGATATGAACGAACACCAAAAGAAAATGGATGTAGCAGGTCTAATAATGGAGATGACTAATGCCAGAGCGAAAGACCAGAACGAAAAAGCCAAAGTTGCAGCTTCAAACAAAAAGCCCAGAAACCCCAAAGCCGAGTGATTTACAAGAGTATGTGGTTGAGGCTAATGAGGTTAAGGCTCTTACTGGTCATGCTGGTTGGGGTATAATTTCCAGAGACTTGATAGAGTATCGAAATGGGTTAATGCAGAGACTTGCGTATGTAGACCCGTCAAGAGTAGAACACAAAGAAGCTCGGATACTATTTATTGCAGTAGACAAGATATTCTCACTTATTAACGACTATAAGGAAAATAGGGAGCAAGCTATTGAACTACTCAATAAAATGGAAAATCCTGACTTGGCTACTATTATGGACGTTGATAGCGAATAAGGAGGTGATGTCGAGTGGGTTGCAAGAAGAAAGGGGGAAAGAAGAAATAATGGATGAAAGAGTAAAACAATTAGCAGATATAATTTATGGTGAGAACGGCGGAGAAGATTTTGATACTATGGTAATGACTGGTTCATCTGTCTTAAATAGAGAGGCGGCTGGTAAGCCACAGGAGTTCGGTTCTGATTTAGCCGAAGTTGGACAAAAGGGTTATTACGCCGTAAGTAATAACTCGGATATGTTTCAACAGGCACAGACGGGTAACTTCCCAGATGAAAAATCTTCAACAGCTTACAAGAGATGTGTTCAAGCCGCTTATGGACTTGAGACAGGAACGATTAAAAAACATTCCTCACAGTTTTCTTTTACTCCTGTTGAAGAAAAGAGAATGAGAAAAGCTGGGAAAAAAGTATTTGATTTTGATAAGGTTGTAAGTACAGGGAAGGTGGGTAAGTATAATACATATGCTTATCCTAAATAGTCCCATGGCGGGTTAAAACCAGAAAAGGAAAAAATGATAGAAGAAGTAAAGGACGTAGCAGATGTCGTCCCTGCACCAGAGGAAAAAGACGTTAACATAGTTGAGGAAGCGTCACCCCAGCCAGAAACACCCCAAGAGGTTGTCCCTTCCACTCAGGAAGTAAAGCCAGAGGTACACGACAATCGCCCCATAGAAAATGTGGCTTGGGAAACGAAACGCAAGATGGACGAAACCCTACCCGCTATGCAGAGACAGTTAGAGGAACTAACTTCCTACAT